TACTGCTGGTGAGATTGCATTGAACCTTGATAATAAGGCTACAAATGCAGTGTCCGGTATCATCAGGATGGCACCTATCCTTAAACCCTTCCTACTGTTCACTAAGACACCCCTGAATGAACTGGCATTGGCTGCTTCTTATAACCCGATGGGTCTCTTTGTTAAGGATATGAATGCCTTCAAGGAACCATTTGAGGATATGCCTTACCAAGAGGTTGAGCAATTGCTTGCATCTCGTGGTATTGAAGTGTCACCAGATACTATCCGTGCTAAGTACAATGAACTCCGTGCTGATATTAAGGGACGTAAAGCTCTTGGTGCTTTGATGGTAACAGGTGCTGTAAGTCTTGCACTTAATGATAACATCACTGGTAACGGTCTTTACGATAAACAGAAGCAAGCCCTTCGTAGGGATGCTAATTGGAAACCTCGTTCTATTCGTCTACCTGGTGGTGAGTGGGTTAGCTACGATAACCTGGGTCCTATTACTACTTGGTTGTCTTTGACTGCTGATGTAGTAGATAACTTTGATAGTCTTGCTTCCAATGAGGTTGGTGAACAACTCCGTAAGCTTGGTTTTGTGGTAAGTTCTGCTATCACTGATAAGACAGCTCTTGCTGGTCTTGAACCATTTATGGATATCCTTAGCGGTAACCCTGGAGCTATTACTAAGTGGGCTTCTAGTTTCCTTACCAGTGCTGCTGTACCTGGTTCCAGTCAGCTTGCAGAGATCTCACGTCTTATGGATCCTGGTCTTAAGGAAGTTGAGGTAGAGTTGTTTGATATGATGCGTAACCGTAATCCTGTTACTAAAGGTCAACTGCCTGCTAAGTATGATTGGATTGATGGTGGTGAAGTTGGGGTACCTGACACTATCATGGCACGTATCTGGAATACGTATATGCCTTGGAAAGTTAACGGTAAGGTTAGCCCTGAAAAGCAGTTCCTAATGGATATTGAATTTGATGCACGTCCTACACTCCGTACCAATGGTAAGGGTGTTACATTGACTGCAGAACAACGCTCAGAGATTACCAATATTATGGGTCGTGATGGGTTGTTTAAAGAAGGTATCAAACGTGTTATGAAACAGGTTCCTGGTGGTGCTGAGGGATTCCGTAAGCGTTACATGGAAGCTGTTAACCAAGGTCTTACTCCTAATCTAAGTGAGTTTGAAAGTATTCACGTCCAATTGGATCAAGAATTACGTTGGGCAATGAATATGGCTATGGCTAATTCACCTAGCTACTCAGACATTACCCGTAAGCGTTACATCCAAGAAGTCACTGGTTCGTATCTACGTAGCAGTAATCAAGCGGAAGCTAAACGGTTCCTTGATTACATGGAACAATTTTCTAAGTAATTTATTAAACTAAAAGCGTTATGGCTGTAACCTCAAATACGTTTACAGGGGATGGTTCAACTACGAACTATTCTTTTACATTTGAATATTTAGAACAAGATGAAGTCAAGGTAACACTTGATGGAGTCGTGACAACTGCATTTACTTTTGCCAACGCTACCACCCTTAGCTTTACTACTGCACCTTCTAATGGTGTTGAAATTCGTATCTATCGTGATACAAACATTGATGATCTGAAGGCTACATTCTTCCCTGGTTCTGCTATTAAAGCAGAGGATCTTAACAATAACTTTACTCAAAATAATTTTGCAGTACAAGAGATTAAGAATAACACTTGGGATGTAGACCTTCAGACTATTAAATCTAATGAGGTATGGGTAAGTAGTGATTCTCAAATCGCTACCACCGCTGCCATGGATGCTCGCTTCCAAGATGAAGCGGGTGAAACCCAAGAAAGCACAGAGGCGTGGGTTAGCGATGACAATCGTGTACCTACCACTGCTGCTGTTGATGGTCGTATTGATACTGCTATCACTAACGATATTGGTACAGATGGTACTGGTATTACAGTTACTGATGATGGTGATGGTACAATTACACTTGGTATTGATGCAAACTCTGTTGATCTTGATCGACTAAAGAATGAGGATATTATTACCTCTGCAGAGACTTGGGTTCTTAGTAATGATAAGATTGCTACTACGGATGCTATCGACCAACGGACTGCTGCTGTACTAGACGCTTATAATCAAAGCGGTATTACAACAGACGGTACAGGAGTTACTCTTAACAAATCATATCTTGGTGTAGAGTTTGGTCTTGGTGCTAATACTATTGATCTTGACCGTCTGAAAGAAAGTCAAATCATTACTTATGCAGAACAAGATGCAGGTTCTCCTGCTCCTGCTGATACCAACATCTTCACTGCTTCTGCTGCTGCACGCCGCTTTGATACCCTTGTTCAAGTTGCTACTCCTACTGGTAGCGATTGGGAAGTAGGTAAGACTTGGTTGCAGAATGATGATGATCTGACTGTTTCTATTTGGAACGGTACAGGTTGGACTGCTATTAGTTCTGGCGGTGCATTCCGTGAACAGACTAATGTAGTTTATGTAGATCCAACTGGTGATGATGCTAGCACGGGTCACCGTATTAGCGCACCTAAACAGACAATTAAAGCAGCAATTAACCAGATTAACGCTGAAATTGATACGTCACTTAAAACTGGTGGATCTGGTTATACAAACGGTACTTACTCTAATGTACCTCTAACTGGTGGTACAGGTACTGGTCTTCAAGCGAATATTACTGTTGCTAGTGGTATTGTTACTGCAGCAACAGTTACTAGTTCTGCTACTCTTCAAAATTATAGCATTGGAGATATTCTGTCTGCTGATGATGCTAATCTTGGAGGGGGCGGTGGATCTGGTTTTCAACTTGAAGTTACTGGTGATGGTGACGGTCAAATTGTTGTAGTTGCTGCTGGTGTTTACCAAGAGGTTGCACCTATTCAAATCAAACGTCGTAACGTCTCTATTATCGGTCAAGCTCTACGTAGCTGCCTTGTACATCCAACTCCTGCTACTGAGACAAATAACCTGTTTGAATTGAACAGTGGTAGTTATCTGAGTAGCTTGACTTTTACTGGCGTTAAAGCTGGCACTGGTACTGGTAATAGTGTTGATTCTAGCCTACCTGTTATTCAAGGTTGGAACGCTGCATTCTATGACAATGCGTTCATCACTAAATCTCCGTACATCCAGAACTGCACTAACTTCTCGGATAGTGAGATTAACAATAACGCTTTGAATGCACATAACCCTGCTGGTGGTGCTGCTGGTGATATTGACTCCGCTCCTACTGGTGGTGGTCTGCTAATCAACGGTGCTACTCCTCACGACGATAGCCCCTTGCGGTCTATGGTTTGCGACAGCTACACCCACGTTGCTTTGAATGGTCCTGGTATCCTTGTTACTAACAACGGCTATGCTCAGTGCACCAGTAGCTATGCATTCTTTAACCGTTATCACATCAAGTGTCTGAATGGTGGTCAGGCTAACCTGGCTGCTTCTACTACTGACTTTGGTACTCAAGCACTTGTTGCTGACGGTAAATCTACAACCAACATTTTCACTGCTAACTGTGTAACCGCTGTTGATACCAGTGGTGCTGCTGTTACAACTATTCGGGTTAGTAATGGTAATGCAGATGCATCGTGGCATGGTTCTACTACCCGTCCACAAAGTAACATGTTGTTGGCGGTAAATAGTGAAGCACAGATCTACCCAATCCTTCAGTCTGTTCCTCAAGACCAAGCTACATTTGATGCTGATCCTGCTGGTTACACTGGTGACTGGATTGTAACAATTAGTCGTCCTGATCCTACTAACCGTAGCAATAACCTTGGTTTTAGTGCTAACGTTGCAACAGGTACTGACAACGTTCAGTTCTTCCTCCGTTCCCAGATCGCTTCTAGCGGTCACACAATGGAGTACGTCGGTTCTGGTACTAACTACACCGCACTGCCTGAGAACGGTGGTGTTCCGGTTGAAGCTAATCAAGTCGTTGAATCTAACAACGGTAAGATTTGGACTGCTACTACCGATCACAACGGTAAATTCAAGGTTGGTGATTTCTTTGAAGTAGATCAACAGCTTGGTTTTGTTACCATTCCTAATGGTTCTATTGCCTTTGACCTTGCTTCGGATCCTACTCCTGAGCTTTCGGCAAACCTTGACGCTAACAGCAACCGTATTACCGACCTTGCTGACCCTACTGCTGCTCAAGATGCCGCAACTCGGAACTATGTAGATACCACTACTACTGCTAACCCTA